GATGTGTATAAGAGACAGGTGTACGAACGTAGCACTCCTAACATATATGAGGTGAAAAGTTATGGATAAGTACGGTATTGAACACTGGATCACAACTGACCAATATGGAAACGAAGTTGAATGCTTTGCGAATAAATTTGCAGAGGTTCATACGAAACGTCCGATTTGTGTTTGTGGTGAGCCAATGATGGAAACTCGTGAGCTCGAATGGGACTGCCCTAAATGCGGGGCGCACCTCGAAGCGGAAGATGTTTCCAGAAGCATCAACCCGGATGATTACATGACCTCTAACCTTGAGCCAGACGAAGACTACGGAGAGTACAAGTATATGGAAGATGACGATGGTAGTCGAGCATTCCTTGCTGGTGCGCCGGGATATGAGATCGATTTCTTTCACCTAATTTAATACGACCATGGCATTGCCTCTGCATGAAAATTGCAGGGGCTTTTTCTTTTGCCCTGAAAATTCCAAAAAATTCACATTTTTTCCTAAAAACTCACGCGAGAAAAACATCCCCTTTTATGGGGGGAATAGAATGCGTCTCAGGATGCACTATTCCTCTTATTTTGGAGGTTGTATCATGCTCGAAAACAAATTCAAGACAGGATTGGTAAGGGAACTGAAAGAACGCTTTCCGGGCTGCATGGTTGTTCATCTTGACCCAAACGAGATTCAGGAAATTCCAGATCTCTTGGTTCTCTACGGTACAACATGGGGCGCACTGGAGGGCAAGAAGTCAGCGAGTGCATCTCATCGTCCAAATCAGGACTATTACGTTCAGCAGATGGACGAGATGAGTTTTGCTTCCTTTATCTATCCCGAAAACAAGGAGGAAGTTCTTAATGAACTGGCGAGATCATTCGAGGCTCACGGGGAAACATGCCCTCCTCGGAGCAAGTAACTACCATTGGCTGAACTATGACGCAGATAGATTGACCAATGCAGTTCTTAATTACCAGGCGAAGGAACGGGGAACACGGCTGCACGCATTTGCAGCAGAGTGCATCGATCTTAAGCAAAAATTGCCGAAGAACAAGAAAACCCTCAACACCTACGTGAACGATGCCATTGGTTTCCGCATGGATACCGAGCAGGTACTGTATTACAGCGACAACTGCTATGGAACCGCGGATGCCATTTCGTTCAACGATGGATTCCTTCGCATCCACGACTTAAAAACCGGAGCTGTTCCTGCACATATGGAGCAGCTCTATATTTATGCCGCTCTGTTCTGTCTGGAATATGGATACCACCCGAAAGATATTCGGATGGAGCTTCGTATCTACCAGAACGATGAAGTTTGGGTCGAGAACCCCACTGAAGAGGAAATCAGCCCCATCATCGCTAAAATCAAAGAGTTCGACCCGATCATCACTGATATTTTGTTAGGAGTGGCAGCATGAATCCGATTGAAAAAGACCTCCGTTCTTATTTTGGCATCACTTCCGAAAGCAATATCCTGGAGCACTATGGCACTAAGAGGCATTCTGGTCGCTACCCTTGGGGTTCCGGCGATAATCCGTATCAGCATTCCGGTGATTTCCTGTCTCGTGTGGAAGAGCTCAAAAAGAAGGGGCTCTCGGAGAAAGAGATTCTGGAGACCATCAACAATTCTCTTCCTGATGAGTATAAGATGGGGCTGACTGAGTTCCGTACAGCACGTCAGAAAGCAGGCCACGACCGCAAGGCATTGGAGTACGATCAAATTCGTGCGCTGAAGGATGACGGTCTTGGCTGGAAGGAAATTGGCGACAAGCTTGGCATGAGCGAGTCCAGCGTGCGGTCTAAGTATAACAATGCTATCGGTGAAAAAGCCAGTCAGGCTGAGAAGATCGCCGCGACTTTGAAAGAAGAGGTCGATAAGAAGGGCATGATTGATATTTCCGAGGGCGCGAATCAGGTCCTCGGTGTGTCGGAAAGCAAGTTGGATGAGGCTGCTTATATTCTGGAAGCAGAATATGGGTATCAGCGCTATGGCGTTGGCATCAGGCAGCCGACCAATGTCCGTCAGCAGACAAACATCACAGTCCTCGCGAAGCCTGAGTTTGACCAGAAGTATGCTTACCAGCATCAGGATCAGATCGATTCTCTGGGCGATTACCATTCTGATGACGGCGGCGAGACCTTTACGAAGCTTCAGCGCCCCTCTAGTCTGGATTCCAGTCGTGTTGCAATTCGTTATGGTGATGAAGGCGGTCTGGACAAAGACGGTGTTATGGAGATTCGCCGTGGTGTGCCCGACCTTGATCTTGGCAAGAGCCATTATGCGCAGGTTCGTATCCTCGTTGACGGTGACCATTATCTGAAGGGCATGGCAGTATATTCGGATGATCTGCCGGATGGTGTGGACGTTATGTTCAACACCAATAAGCCTTCTGGCACGCCCAAGATGAAGGTCCTCAAGGAAGCAAAAGCAGATCCTGACAATCCGTTTGGCGCAGCCATCAAGGCCAACGGCCAGAGCACGTACATCGGTGACGATGGCAAGGAGCACCTCTCACCGATCAACAAACTGAAAGAAGAGGGCGACTGGGATACGATGTCCCGGAACGTCTCTTCTCAGTTCCTTTCCAAGCAGCCCAAGAAGCTGATCGAGAACCAGCTTAACCTTACTGTCGCGGATTACAAAGCCCAATATGATGAAATCATGCGGTACGATAATCCTACGGTCAAAAAGAAGTTGCTCAACGATTTTGCTGATACGGTTGAAGGAACATCCATGACTCTGAAGGCATCTGCTTTCCCGGGCCAGTCCACGAAGGTTATCCTGCCGATCAATAAGATTAAGGAGACAGAGGCTTATTGCCCTACCTATGAGAATGGCACCAGGCTTGCACTGATCCGTTATCCTCATGCAGGTACCTTTGAGATTCCCATTGTGACTGTCAACAACAAGAATGTCAGCGGCAAGCGGAATCTCGGTGCGATTCAGGATGCAATCGGTATCAATGCGAAGGTTGCAGAGCGGCTGTCTGGTGCTGACTTCGATGGCGACACGGTCATGGCAATCCCTGTTACCGACAAGGTCAACATCAAGTCCACCCGTGCATTGAAAGCACTGGAAGGATTCGATCCCAAGACCGCTTATGCAGTTCCTGAAGGCAACCCGAACAATGTTAGGCTGATGAAAAAAGAGGAGAAGCAGCGCGAAATGGGCGTGATCTCCAACCTCATCACCGATATGACATTGCGAGGTGCCGATGAGGACGAGCTTGCACGTGCGGTTAAGCACTCCATGGTCGTTATCGATGCGGAAAAGCATAAGCTGGACTATAAGCGCTCTGAGCGCGAGAATGGTATCCCCGAGCTGAAGCAGAAGTGGCAGATTCGTGTGGACGAGGAAGGCGCTACGCATTATGGTGGCGCATCCACGCTCCTGTCTCGCCGTAAGCAGACAGTTCGTGTACCCGAGCGTCGCGGCAGTGTTCGAGTTGATAAGGAAACTGGCGAATACATCTACAAAGAAAGTGGACGTACCTTCACCGACCCCAAGACGGGTAAGGAACGTAAGGCTGAGGATACAGTCAGTCTGATCTCCGAAACGAAGGATGCACGCACGTTGTCTTCTGGCACCATCCAGGAGAACCTGTATGCGGACTTCTCCAACAAGCTGAAGGCTATGGCCAACCAGGCGCGCAAAGAGGCGGTCAACATGAAGGGTATCCAGCGCAACCCTGAAGCGGCCAAGACCTATGCGCCTGAGGTTGCCTCCCTGAAAGAGAAGTACAACAACATGATCGCTAACAAGCCTAAGGAACGCAAAGCAATGCTGATTGCGAATGCTAATATTAAGGCGAAGATTCAGGAACAGGGCTTGGATCCTACGATCGACAAGAAAGAAATCAAGAAGATCTCTTCTGTCGAGATGCAACGTGCTCGCGATTCTGTTGGTGCAAGCGGACGCAAGTCCAAGGTCACCTTCACGGACAGAGAATGGGAAGCTGTTCAGGCTGGCGCAATTTCCGACAATATGTTGACGAAATTCCTTAATTCGTCTGATTCTGACGAAATTGTAAAGCGTGCAATGCCGAAAAACGTTACTGTTATGACCTCTGCAAAGATGTCCAAAGCAAACGCAATGCTGAGAAGCGGCTATTCTTATGCTGAAATCGCCAAGGCCTGCGGTGTTCCGGAGTCCACGGTTTACAGCGCGCTCAACAAATAACAATCAATTAAGAAAGAGGCTTTGAATAATGGTTCGATGCTTTCTCACCACCTTTGACAACCCGTACAGTCCGTACGAGGAGTTCGAGAAGTGGTATCAGTATGATATCGAGCACGGCTACAACTCTTCCGGGTTGCTTATGAGGATCGCCGAGACCTCCTCACAGTTCACGGACAACGAAAATGCCTACGAAATTGAGAAGGCAATCGATAAAATCGTTGCTGCCGACCCGATAAACATCTACAAAAAGCTCAAGATCACCGTGCCCGACGAGGACACGCTCGGCCAAACCGCGTAAACCATAGGGAGGGGGTCTCAAAATCGACACCCCCTCTCAAATCGCGCCGGTCTGTGATATTTCCCCGGAGGGAAAATTGATATTTGGGCTTTAAGAAGAAAAAACGCCAGTATCCACGTGGTGTGTAGGTACTGACGTTTTTACATTTTATACGGTTCGATCTAACTCCAGCTTTTTGCACTTATCTGCAATCCACAGGAGAGTCTTCGTAATATTCTCCAAGATCTCTTCACGAGATACAGGAGCAAATTTGACCTTGGTAAAGTCATCGTAAGTGACTTTATCAATCCGAATTATATCGTTCATTCTATATCACCACCTTTCTTAGTAGAATGAACGATTCAAATGAGTTACAGGTCAACCTCCGAGATAAGTATAAGTGCATTTGTATGCACAGTCAAGTCGAAACGGAACATAATCGCCGAGGTTCTGGGGTGTAGACCGGGGCTTCGGCGGTTTTTGCAAGGGCTCATGGGAGTAGTATCCTCCTATGTATTTGGGTTCAGGGCTTTCGTGATGTTCAACCTCCATTGGGCATGATCTGCTTTTTTCTTCTCCTTTCAAATGAGACAGGCTTAACTGGTACTACTGCGACTCCCATGAACCCTTGCAAAAGCAAAATAGGAATGTGAAACGAGGTTATTGCAATGAAACCTAAGAAGTCTGCTCCGGGCGAAATGTCGGCTGCAACTTCGCGGCCTGCAAGAACCCCGGAAGCACAAGAAAACTATATGATCAACCTGGCGATGAAGCTGGTTGAGAAACGACTGCTGGAAGGTACGGCATCCAGCGCTGAGACGACCCATTTTCTGAAGCTGGCGACCTCTAAGAACGAGTTGGAGAAAACAAAGCTGGAAGAGGAAAACAAGCTGCTGCGGGCAAAGACCGAGACACTACAGAATGCAAAGCACTCTGAGGAACTGTACGAGAAGGCCATTGCTGCTATGAAGAAATACAACGGCCTGGGAGAGGATGACGAATATGACATGGCGTGACTGGACGGGGCTTATTGGGCTGATTCTCGTTTTTATAGGAAACCAGCTGTCGTTTCTTGAGAACGAACCAGTCGCGTACGCCGGCCGTTTTATGGTGATGGTTGCTAGCTTTGTTGTAGCAGTTGCCTGGCCATATGGGGCAAGTGTATGAAAACCTACACCGAGCTCTGCCAACTGTCGACCTACGAGGAGAGGCTGGAGTATTTACAGCTGCACGGGGAAGTGGGGAGAGACACCTTTGGGTTTGACCGATGGCTGAACCAGGACTTCTATCAATCGAGAGAGTGGCGGCAGTTCCGAGACAGGATCATCGCCAGGGACATGGGTTGTGACCTGGGGTGCAAAGACCACCCGATCACAGACTGGGTGCTGCGGGACGGAAAGCCGATTCGACCGAAGATCTCGATCCACCACATAAACCCCATAACAAAAGATGACGTTCTCCAGCACAGCGAAAAGCTGCTTGACCCGGAGAACGCCATTTGTGTTTCGGCGGCAACGCACAAGGTGATCCATTACGGAACGGGGAAGGGCCCGAAGCTGCCGGACGGAGAAAGAAGACCGGGCGACACCTGCCCATGGATAAAACATGAATGAGTTACAAGAAGAAACTGGCAATGGCTAAGGCGACAAAAAGCAAAACGACACCGACTTGGATGTACATTCCGTGATCACCGAGAAAATCAAGAGTTCTTTCGAGAATATGCTTGGCTCTATCGATAAATTCGGTGACCGAAAATTCTGGAATATGGCGATTTACTATTTCTGCATAGGTGCGAAGTTCTTCGTTATCATCGTCCGAATCCGTTTGATGACTGCTTGGCTCATCAGATAAAGAATCATCGGGCTTGAACTGTGATCCACAATAAGGGCACTCGAGAAATGCACCGTGGTCATCCATTTTTACAGGAGCGCCGCAGTTGGGGCAGGTGTAAGACTGCATATATTGCCTCCGAAGTATAAGAAATACCGTTTGAGATAAGTATATCAATCCATGTGTTGTATGTAAAGAAGAAAGTCTGATATCCAGTGGAGGAAATGAGTATGTACCAGAAAAAAGCATTTAACCGGCGAGAGCAGGACTACGCCATGGGGCTGCGGCGGAAGCTGGAAGAGGCAGAGGCGATGCTCCAGCACCTTGCACCGAGCCGCGCGAGAAGCCTGGCGCTGACCAAGCTGGACGAGGCACTGCTCTGGGCGAACGTGGGCATTGCGGAGGCCGGACTCCAGCAGAGCTATACGGCTGTACCGCGGAACAGGGGCTTTGACTTTGACGATGCTTTGGCCACGAACGTGGATGGGCAGCAGGTGCGGGCAACACGGGCCGGGGATATTACGCTTGATGGGATGAAGATTGTCCCGCGGAGGGATGAGAATCAGGCTGTGACCGCACAAAACGCTGCTCCGAGTGCTGGGGGAGACCTCGTTTTGCTGAAGCCTGGTCAAGTGACGATTGATGCAGGGAGGCTGGCCAAGCTGGTCGAGGAGAGTGCGCAGAAAGAAGCGGCCATGGGGAAGGACGGAGCATCCCGTCACCTGACAGAGCTTGAGCTAATGGCACAGGCGCATAAGGACTGGTACTACGCCATGATGAGCTACATTATGGGTGGCGACAGCGATGCCGAGGAGGAATCTAAATGAATTCGATCCTGATGAGCGTGAAGAAGCTGCTGGGCATTGCCGAGGAGTGCACAGACTTTGATGCAGACATCATCATGTACATCAACATGGCGCTGTTTGCACTGGTGCAGATGGGCGTGGGGCCCGGCGAGGGGTACGCCATTTCCGGGAAAGAAAACGAATGGACGGAGTTCGTTGCCGACCCGGTGAAGGTGGAAGCGGTGAAGGCTTACGTGGCCGTGAAGGTACGGCTGCTGGGCTTTGACCCGCCCCAGAGCAGCACAACCATGGAAGCACTGAAGAATACCGCCTCCGAGATGGAATGGCGGCTGAACGTGGAGCATGACAACACATGGGACGGACAGTAGCAGCGCGATGGGTGGAGCACTGGATGGAAACACCTGAGAAAAAGGACTGGTTTGGGCGGGTAACGCAGGATATCTGCAACGGATGCGCCCGACAGGGAACCGGCGAATGCCCGGAGGATATCCGATGCTTTTACACCCTGGACAAGCCATTTTACCGGCCCAAAGCCTGAACGAGTGAAACGGAGCAAGACGAGGAACCAAAATGGCATTATCGAACACGGCCACGCCGATCTACTACGGCCGTTTTCGGGAGGCCGTGATGCGTGGCGAAATACCCGTATGCCGGGAAATTGCCATGGAGATGGAGCGGATCGACGACCTGATCGCCAACCCGGGCATCTACTATGACGACAAAGCAGTGAACGGCTTTATCTCCTTTTGCGAGGATGAACTGACCCTGACCGACGGCACCGACGTGAAGCTGCTGGACAGTTTCAAGTTATGGGCCGAAGAGATCTTTGGATGGTACTACTTTGTAGAGCGAAGCGTCTTTGTGCCGAACGAGCGCGGAGGCGGCGGACACTACGAGACCCGGCGGCTGAAAAAGCGGCTGGTGACAAAGCAATACCTCATCATTACCCGATCGGCCGCGAAGACCATGTATCTGGAGTTTTTGCAGGCGTACTTCCTGACGGCATACACCACCACGACCCAGCAGCTGACCACCGCTCCGACCATGAAGCAGGCCGAGGAGGTGCTGGCACCTTTCCGCACCGCATTGGCGCGGGCAAAGGGGCCGGTGTTCCAGTTTATGACCGAGGGCAGCCTGCAAAACACCAACGGCTCCAAGGCAGACCGGGTGAAGATGGCTTCCACCAAGAAAGGCATCGAGAACTTTTTGACCAACAGCCTGCTGGAAGTGCGCCCGATGACCATTGAGAAGCTGCAAGGACGGCGCGACACTGTGGCGACCGTGGACGAGTGGCTCTCCTGCGACATCCGGGAAGACCCCATTGGTGCCATTGAACAGGGCGCGGCCAAGAACGAAAATTACCTCATCGTGGCGGCTTCCTCCGAGGGCACGGTGCGCAACGGCTGCGGCGACGACATCAAAATGGAGTTGATGAGCATCCTGAAAGGGGAGTACGTCAACCCTCATGTGTCCATCTGGTACTACAAGCTGGACTCCATTGAGGAAGTGGGCCAGCCGGAGATGTGGCTGAAGGCCAACCCGAACCTGGGCAAGACCGTGAGCTACGAGACCTACCAGTTGGACGTGGAGCGTGCGGAGAAATCCCCCAGCGCCCGGAACGATATTCTGGCCAAGCGCTTCAACCTGCCCATGGAGGGCTACACCTATTTCTTCCCCTACGAGGAGACCCTGTGCCACAGGAAGAGAAGCTTCTGGCAGATGCCTTGTGCCATGGGCGCGGACCTTTCCATGGGCGACGACTTCTGCGCCTTTACCTTCCTGTTTCCGCTGTCCAACGGATATTTTGGGGTCAAGACGCGGGACTACATCACATCCTACACCCTCAGCCAGCTTCCGGCTTCGAGACGGCAGCAGTATGAGGAGTTTATGCGGGAAGGGACCCTGTTCGTGTTTGACGGCACGGTTCTGGATATGATGCAGGTGTACGATGACCTGGACAACTTTATCATGGAGAACGAGTACGACGTACGGGCGTTTGGCTACGACCCCTACAACGCACAGGAGTTCGTGAAGCGCTGGGGCGATGAAAACAGCACCTTTGGCGTTGTGAAAGTGATCCAGGGTGCAAAGACCGAAAGCGTGCCGCTGGGTGAGCTAAAAAAGCTGAGCGAACAGCGGAAGCTGCTGTTCGACGAACAGCTGATGCAATTTGCCATGGGCAACTGCATTACGCTGGTGGACACCAACGGCAACCGGAAACTCTACAAACAGCGGCAGGATCAGAAGATCGATGCTGTGGCTGCCATGATGGACGCTTATGTGGCATGGAAACAGAACCGGGATGCGTTTGAATAAAACGGAACCGCCAGCGTATTACGGAACGAAAACACAGTACGCTGGCGGTTTTTGTTTTTTTTTTTGCGCGGGAAATCCAAATAGAGGGTCAGTCATCGTCATCTGCGGAAGCCCAGTCAATATTTTGGGTGTGACAGGAGGGACAGGTCCAATAGCCTTCCTCGTTATCGCCATCTTCCCATGGCGCTGTGTAAGGCGCATTGCGAAGATCACGGCCACAGTTGATGCAGTAGTTTTCCATAGAGATACTCCCTTCAGGTTTTCTTTACTTGATATGGTTGATCATGCGGATCTCGGAATGTCATATCCGGAGGAAGGTCTTCTCCGGTCTGCTCTTTGAACTCATCAATCTTCTCTTGAGACGGATGACAACCTTCATGGAGATGAACCATGATCAAGCCAAGCGAATGTATGATGGTTTCATAGTCGTCCGGATTACGAGGCGCATATTTCCGGTGATCAGGCTCTGATTCTTCTGGTTCGGAAAAACCCTTTGCAGATATGGAATTATCCTGTTCCGCATCTGCATCTATGGACAGCGAGTGATTCTGGTCTTCAGGCAATTCGTTCGTGGATTCCGTGAGTTGCGGAAGGGCAGCATTGTCATCCTTCAGGTTTAAATAAAATGTTCCTGCGGCAAGGGCAACGATACCTGCGATTCCAATTCCCTTAGTGAATCCGGGATGGGCTGTTCTGAAATCGTTCAGTTTTACTTTACTCTTCGCAATGGCATTGTACTCATTGAAGTCAGGATCCTGATCGTAGGGCACGATACTTTTTGTATGACAGTTCTCGCAGGTGACCGTGCGTGGCAGCCATCGCGGGACGGCCAATTCCTTACCGCAGTTCGGGCAATGACAAGTAAACATGGGCGGCAGCTCCTTTTGCTTCTATGCCTTGAGTATAGCATAAGTGCAGAAAAAGGCAATAAGAAACATGGAAAATCTGTCGAAAATTATAATAGGAGGATTTATGAACGGCTGTACTTATAACGAAAAAGTAAAGAGGGCAATGAAGCTGTTGCCAACGCACGGTTGAAAGAATGAGGTGAGCAAAAATGAACGATTATTGGAACTATCTGGCGCATGGCGAGCTGGGAAAAGAGCGAAAGGGGCACAAATACTATGCCCGTGTTGCTGTTGGACGTAACAAATTGGGATTTACCCAGTATCGTTATTTCTACGATGCGCGAGAATATGGCGCGTACATGACTCGGCAGAAAAACAACCGGTATTCGCCTAAATTCGAGGGCAAAAAGAACACGACGTACTTTGTAACCGGAAAAGGAACATCGATGGTGGATGGTGGCACTGCTAACAAAGATATTCAGCGTGCAAAAGGACTTGGTGTCTATACCACTCACTATCTCTCTAACGAAAAAAGAACTCCGACCGGAGCCACCGCCACGAGCGAAGCCAAAACCGTGAAAGATCATCCGAATCTGCGGAAAGCGAAGCAACGCATCAAGACCGCTGTCGAAAAAGGCAAGAAGTTTGTGTCGGGGTTGGTTACTCACAACACTAAAATCACAATGCTGCGAGATATGGATGGAAAGAGTACCAGGAAGTACGTTTCCGGAAAAAAGAAGGGCAAGAGCTTCATATCGAGCCTGTTCGGTGATAATCCTAAAATCACGATGCTGAAGGACATGGACGGAAAGAGCGTTAAGAAGTACATTGCCGGAAAGAAATGAGGTGATGAGACAAACATGCAGGTATACAAGGACGAGCTATACCACTGGGGCATCAAGGGCATGAAGTGGGGCGTGCGGCGGTACCAGAACAAGGATGGTACCCTGACGGCCGCAGGCAGGAAACACTATGCCGGGGACGGGAACGCCGGTGAGGATGCGCAGAAGCCCAAGACAGAGTATGCGCCCAAGCGAACCGGAAAAAACGCGGAGGATTACTCCGACGAGGAGCTGCGGGCCCGGATCAACCGGCTGCAAATGGAAAAGCAGTACCGGGATCTTCAGGGGCAGACCAACATCCGGGCGGACGACCCCAATAAGGAACTGAAAGCCGAGAAAGAGCGGCTCCAGCTCCAGAAGGACGTGAAGCAGCTGCGGAAGGACGTATACAGCGGGCAGAGCTTTGTGAAGACCGTAATGACGAACGCTTCCCAGCAGTTTTTGACCAAAGCCGCTTCCGGTGCTATGAGCTACGCAGCAAAACAGTTCATCACGAAGGAACTCAAAAACCCTGATCTGGCGAACGCCATTGTGAGCGGAAGCGCTGGCGGAAACCAGCAGAAGAAAGACGATGACAAGAAAGACAGTTAAGGTCTGGAGGAAATCAAAATGGCATCACAAACCTTTGGCTCCAGACTGAGACACGCCTGGAATGCGTTTTTGAACCGGGATCCCCCCGGAAGAAGTGGCGAAGGATACAGCTACCGGCCTGACCGGGTAAGGCTGAACCGAAGCAATGACCGGACGATCATGACGGCCATCAACACCCGCATTGCAATGGACGCTGCGGCAATTACCATCAATCATGTAAGGCTCGATGAAAACGGACGCTACGACGAAACCGTTGATTCGGGCCTTAATTCTTGCCTGAACCTTTCCGGCAACAAGGACCAGACGGGCCGGGCACTGCGATATGACATGTTCCTTTCCATGCTGGATGAGGGATGCATTGCGCTGGTGCCCATTGACGTGGACTACGATGGGAAGACCGGTAAGACCCGGATCGAATCAATGCGGGTGGGAAGGGTGCTGGAATGGTACCCGGACGACGTGCGGCTGGAAGTGTACAACGACCGGACCGGACGGAAAGAGGAGATCACCCTGCCGAAAACACAGGTGGCCCTGGTGGAGAACCCGTTCTATGCCGTGATGAACGAACCCAACGGCACGGTGCAGCGCCTGATCCGGAAGCTGAACCTGATGGACGTGATCGACGAACAGGTGGGCAGCGGCAAGCTCGACCTGATCATCCAGCTGCCCTACGTTGTGAAGGGCGAGACCCGGAAGAAACAGGCTGAAGAACGGCGGGCACAGATCGAACAGCAGCTCGCCGGTTCCAAATACGGCATTGCCTACACCGATGGCACGGAGCATATCACGCAGCTGAACCGCAGCCTCGAAAACAACCTTCTGAAGACCGTGGAATACCTGACCAACATGGCATACAGCCAGTTGGGTATCACCCCGGAGATCATGAACGGTACTGCTTCCGATGCTGTGATGACCAACTACGAGAACCGCACCATCGAACCCATTGTGGCGGCTGCCGTGGACGAGATCCGGCGGAAGTTCCTGACCGAGGACGACCGGGCGAACCGGGAATCCGTGATGTACTTCCGTGACCCGTTCAAGCTGACCCCTGTTTCCGCCGTTGCCGAAATGGCCGACAAGTTTACCCGCAACGAGATCATGACCTCCAACGAGTTCCGGCAGGCCATTGGCATGAAACCCAGCAAGGACCCCAAGGCAGATGAACTGCGGAATGCAAACATCAGCCAGAGCAGTGAGGAAATTGCGGCGCAGAACAAAACGATCACGGCAGGGCGGGGTGCCGTAGAGAGGAGTATTGCAAATCAAAATGGTTAATTTTGACTACGATTGCAGCGGCTGGGCGACGAAAGCGAACGTCCGGTGCTATGACGGGCTGGTGATCGCGCAGGATGCCTTTAAGGAGTGCAGTGGCAAGGTTGTGCCCATGGTGTACAACCACGACCACTCCAACGTGGACAATGTGATCGGCCACTGCCTGCTGGAGAACCGGCCCGGCGGCGTGTACTGCTATGCCAAATTCAACGACACCGACACCGGCAAGACCGCAAGACAGTGCGTGGAGAGCGGCGACCTGAGCGCCTTTTCCATTTTTGCCAACGGCCTGAAGAAGGTGGGCAGCACCGTGAAGCACGGCTTTATCCGGGAAGTGAGCCTGGTGCTGGCCGGATGCAACCCTGGTGCCCTGATCGACGAGGTGGTAAAGCACAGCGCCGATGAGGACTACGAGGGCGGCGAGGCCTTTATCTACAACGAGGACGGCCTGAGCCTGATCCACGGCATGGACCCCGAGGGCAACCCGCTGGAAGACCTTACACACAGTGCGGACAGCGGCGATGCCGTGACCGACGATAAAGCAACACAGGAGGAAGCCAAAATGGCGGATGAAAAGAACGAAGGCAAGACGCTCGAGCAGGTCTACAACAGCATGACCGACGAGCAGAAAGAGTGCTGCCACGCTCTGGTGGGCCTGGCCCTGGAAGAGCAGGAAGGCGGCGACAACGATGACGGTGAGGAGGACGATACCGTGAAGCAGAATGTTTTCGACAAGGATACCAACGCAACCGTGCTGAAGCACAGCATCGAAGAGATCAACAACGTGGTCAAGACCGCAAAGAGCCACGGCACCATGAAGGCTGCCTTTGAGGATGCCGGCATGGACAGTGACGAGCTGGCCCACAGCATCGACAACATCGACTGGCTGTTCCCTGAGGAGCACCTGCTGGACACCACGCCCCGCATCATCGACAAGCCCGACGACTGGGTGAGCGTGGTCATGGGCGCTGTGCACCACATTCCCTTCAGCCGGTTCAAGAGCATGTTTGCTGACCTGACCGAGGAGGATGCCCGCGCCAAGGGTTACATCAAGGGCAACTTCAAGAAGGAAGAGGTCTTTGGCCTGCTGCGCCGCTCCACCAGCCCCACCACCGTGTACAAGAAGCAGAAGCTGGATCGCGACGACGTGATCGACATTACCAGCTTTGACGTTGTGGCATGGCTGAAGCAGGAGATGCGCCTGAAGCTGAACCGTGAGCTGGCTCTGGCTTACCTGCTGGGCGACGGCCGTCTGGCTGCCTCTGAGGACAAGATCGACGAGAACTGCATCCGCCCTGTGTTCAACGACAGCGACCTGTTTACCATCAAGGTCCAGTGCAAGACCACCGGCCTGACCACCGTGGAGGACAAGTACAAGGCCCTGATCAAGCAGATCCTTCGCAGCCGCAAGGAGTACCGCGGCTCCGGCACCCCCACCCTGTTCACCACCGAGGACGCTCTGACCGAGATGCTCCTGCTGGAAGACGGCATCGGCCACCCGCTGTATGCTGACGAGGCTGCTCTGGCCCGCAAGCTGCGTGTGAAGAACATTGTGACCATTCCCGAGATGGAGGGCCGCAAGGGTGCCAAGGGCGGTGACCTGGTCTGCCTGATCGTGAACCTGGCCGACTACACCGTGGGCGCAGACAAAGGCGGCGCTGTTTCCATGTTCGACGACTTCGACATCGACTTCAACGCCCAGAAGTACCTGATCGAGACCCGCTGCTCCGGTGCTCTGACCACCCCGTTCAGCGCCATGGCTGTTGAGTGGGCTGCTTAAAGAGAAAGGATATGAATATGCTGAACACCATCTACGAGACCGGTTATGACCTGCACGTGGCAAACTACGTTGCCTACCTGCACACCGACAAGAAGCTGTACGAGGACGAGGCCCACAAGGTTCAGGCCAAGAAGGCTGACGTGGAGAAGGCCTTTAAGCTGGGCCGTCTGATCGTGATGGCTGCCGACAAGACCTACCTGCCTGTGGCCCTGGTGGCTGCCGGTGTGGTCGTGACCGACGGCACCACCCCCACCACCTGCACCATGGCTGCGGACGAGGCCTGATCTTTTCAGGTTTCAAGGTTAGTCACAACAAATCAAAATGGAGTGAGAAGAGATGAGATACTGCGGGAAGCTGGGATTTGCAGATGAGGTGGAGGAGACCGCCCCCAGCGTATTTACCGAGAAGATGACGGAACGCACCTATTACGGGGACGTGCTGGAGTTTGGACGGCAGATGCAGGTGGGGGACAAGGTAAACCCCGACATCACGGTTGGAAACCAGTTGAGCGTTCTGGCGGACCCGTTTGCGAACGACCATCTCTACGATCTCCGGTATGCGGTGTTTATGGGACAGAAATGGCAGGTGACCGGCGTGAAGGTACAATACCCGCGCCTGATCCTGACTTTGGGAGGGCTCTGGAATGGAAGCACGGCTGAAGGTTGACACGCTCCTGCGCGAAGTGCTGAAGGAGAACGGAAAGTCGATCCACCTCTATTTTCAGCCGAAAGCGGGATTCCAGCTCCAATATCCCTGCATCGTGTACAGCGAAACCAGGATCCGGAACAACCATGCAAACAACAGAGTCTACATCCAGCATCCGTTCTACACGGTGACTGTGATGGACAAAGACCCTGACAGCAAGATCAAAGCGGCCGTAAGTGTGTTGCCGAAATGCACCTACGACCGCTCTTTTGTTTCGGACGGATTATACCACACCGTTTTTACGATCTACATCTAAGGAGGAACTATATGTCCAGATTAATTTGGGACGCGGTCGGCGAAAAGTTTTACGAGATGGGCACCAAGCTGGGTGTCCTGTACCCCATGAACAACACCGGCGCTTACGACAAGGGCGTGGCCTGGAATGGCCTGACCGCCGTGACCGAGAGCCCCTCCGGCGCTGAGGAGACCAAGCTCTACGCTGACGACATCAAGTATGCTTCTCTGCGCTCTGCCGAGGAGTACGGCTACACCATCGAAGCCTACACCTACCCCACCGAGTGGGAGCCCTGCGACGGTTCCGCACAGGTTGCAACGGGTGTTTCCATCGGCCAGCAGAAGCGCCAGGGCTTTGGCTTCAGCTGGGTGACTACCGTGGGCAACGACGTTGACGACGAGGTGGGCCAGAAGATCCACATTGCGTGGAACAGCACCGCTTCCCCCAGCGAGAAGAGCTACGCCACCATCAACGACAACCCCGATGCCATCACCTTCAGCTGGGAGTGCACCACCTCCCCCGTGAGCGTGACCGGCCACCGCCCCACCAGCCACATGGAGATCGACTGCTCCAAGCTGAAGCCTGCCACCGTGAAGGCCATTCAGGACAAGCTCTGGGGCACCGAGACTGCCGAGGCGACCCTGCCTTCCCCCGACGAGCTGATCAAGCTGATCACCGACAGCGAGGGCCAGGTGTAAGAAGCCAGGCATCAATGAACACGATAAAGGAGAAGAAAAATGCTGAAAAAGACGATGACCACCGTGGACTTTGGCGGTACTGAGCGGACGGAAGACTACTACTTCAATCTGACCCGTGCCGAGATCATGGAGATGGAGCTGACCACCGAGGGCGGCCTTGTGCAGATGATCAACCGCATCACTGCCGCCCAGAGCCAGCTGGAGCTTGCCAAGCTGTTTAAGCAGATCATCTGCAAGAGCTACGGTGTGTTGAGCCCGGATGGTCGGAAGTTCATCAAGAACGATGCGGTGCTGGCGGACTTTATGTCCACCCAGGCCTACAGCGACCTGTACTACAAGCTGGCCTCCAACGGCGAGGCCGCGGCCGCATTCTTTGAGGGCATCCTGCCGGAGGACATGAAGGAGGAGACCAAGAAGGCCGCCCCTGTGAACGCCCAGCCCGGCCTGAAGGTGCTGGAAGCCCCCGTGAAGGGTACTGAGGAGCAGTAACATGCCCCTCTTATCGCTCCGTCCGCCAAAGGGCGGCGCGTCGCGGAGCTCCCCAAAGGGGCGAGCTCTGTTTAGAAGAACATTCAAAATGGAGCGTGCTCTGAGAAGGGCACCTCAATGAACACACACCAGGGAGAGAAAGCAAATGATGACGCTTACGATACCGGGACAACAGCGGTGGAACGAAAAGACAGAGGAATTTGTCTACACACCTGCCGTGGTCCTGAAGCTGGAACATTCACTGCTCTCCCTGGCTCATTGGGAAAGCAACTGGAACATCCCGTTCCTGAGCAATCTGGACAAGCTGACCGTGGAGCAGTGGCTGGACTACATCCGCTGCATGACGGTGACCAAGGGGGTAGACCCCGAAGTGTACGCCAGACTGACCCGGGAGCAGTACCGTTCCATTAACGAATATATGGAAGCTCCCATGACCGCAACATGGTTCAGCGGGGAGCCGAGACCCAACGAACGAAAGACCGCAGGAAAGCCCCGGCCCAAACGACCGCCCCGGAAAAGCGGGACCGAGACCACGGCCGAGGTGCTGTACTGCCAGATGTTTAGCTTTGGCATTCCGAAAGAGTGCGAGAAGTGGCATTTGAACCGATTGTTGACCCTGATCCGGGTATGCCAGGAGAGCCAGGCACCGGCGAAGAAGATGAGCAAGGGCGACCGGATGGCCCAACAGCGGATGCTGAACGAGCAGAGAAAGGCCCGGCTGAAGACGAGAGGGTAAGATGCCAAAAGTAATTGTCTTTCGCCAGAAGGGCGACTGGAAGAAGAGCCGGAAATTTTTGAAGCGATGCTCGAACCTGAACCTGGATGAGCTGCTGGACCGATACGGACAGGAGGGTGTGGAGGCCCTTGCGAAGGCGACCCCGAAGGACACGGGAAAGACGGCGGCAAGCTGGAGCTACACGGTGACCAAGGGAAAAGAGAGCATCACCATTACATGGAGAAACTCCAACATCGTGGACGGTGTGCCCATTGCGGTGATCCTGCAATACGGACACGGCACACGAAACGGAGGATACGTAGAGGGCGTGGATTATATCAACCCTGCGATGCGGCCCATTTTTGAGCGGATCGCAGCACGGGCATGGGGCGAGGTGAGGACAGAATGAGCCAGGAAGTAGACAGCCGCGTTGTTGAAATGCGGTTTGACAACGCAAATTTTGAGAAAAATACCAAACAGACCATCTCGACCATTGACCGGCTGATGGAGAAGCTCCAGTTCAAGGGAGCGGAAAAGGGCTTTGAGAAGCTGGACGCAGCCGCGGAGAACGTGGACTTTGCCGCCATGCAGACGAGCCTTGACCGGCTGGAATCCAAGTTCTCGAGCCTGAACATCGTGGCCACCACGGCGCTGGTGAACATCACCAACAAATTTGTGGACGCGGGCGAGAAGCTGGTCAAGAGCCTGTCCATCGATCAGGTGGCCAGCGGCTGGGACAAGTACACCGAGAAGACCTCCAACGTTCAGACCATCATGAACGCCACGGGCAAGAGCATCGATCAGGTGAACGGTTACCTGAACAAGCTGATGTGGTACTCCGACGAGACCAGTTACAGCTTCAGCGAGATGACCAGCGCCCTTTCCCAAATGACGGCTGCGGGCGGCAATATCGACAAGATGATCCCCATGATCATGGGCATTGCCAACGCCACCGCAGACGCGGGCAAGACGGGCTTTGCGTTCCAGAGCACCATCCGGAACCTGACCCAGAGCTACAGCGCCGGACATTTGCAGCTTCAGGACTGGAAGAGCCTGAACCTGATGGGTACGGCCACCAAGGCCCTGAAGCAGGAGCTCATTGACACAGCGGTGGAGCTGGGCACCCTGAAAAAGGGTGAGGTGACCATTGGCACCTTTGAGAGCTCCCTTTCCAAAAAGTGGGCCAACACGAAGGTCATGGAAAAGACCTTTGAGAAGTACGCCTCCATGATGGAAGCGGCCTACGAGATGACCCAGAAGAACAAGGGCATGACCAGCTCCGAGGCCCTTGAAAAGCTGAGCGGCCAATACGGCGAGCTGGCAGAACGTGCGGCACTGGCGGCCCAGCAGGCAACCAGCTTTGGGCAGGCCATTGATTCCACCAAGGACGCGGTCAGCTCAAAATGGATGGCCGTCTTCGAGACCTTCTTTGGCAACAAGGAAGAGGCCACCGACACATGGACAGAGCTTTCGGATCGGCTGTACGACATTTTCGTGCCCAGCATCGACGGGCTGAACGAACGGCTGAAGGACGGACTGAACAGCGGATGGGCACAGCTGCAAGGAAGGCTGGGGGATCAGGCGGATGCCTACAGCTACACCCTCCAGCAGGTGGCACTGGCCAGTGGTGCTGTGACCGAGAACCAGATCACCAAAGCAGGCAGTTTTACCAAGGCATTGCAGCAGAACGGCGTAAGTGCCCAGCTGCTGAAAGCAAGCCTTGACGAAGCACAGACAAGCGCTGAAAAGCTGCTGACCCTGAGCGACAAGGAGATGGCCGCAAAGCACTATGACCGGGAGACCATCCAGCGGGATGCGGAAGCCTTTGCGAAGCTGAATGCCGAGATTCAAAATGGAACCCTGGATCTGGACGAGTACGCCCAGAAGATCGGCGAGCTTTCCGGCAGAGAGCATCTGGTACAGAGCTTCTGGAACATCATGGATGCCATTGGCAAAGTGGTGGCCCCTGTGAAGGAGGCGTTCAGTGAGATCTTTCCGCCCGCAGACGGGGAGCGCATTTACAGCTTTGCCGAACGGCTCGACCTGATGACCCAGAAGCTCATCATCACCGACCAGACCGCAGAGAAGATCAAGAAGACCTTCAAGGGCCTGTTCACGGTGCTAAAGGGCGTTACCACGATCCTGAGCAAGATCGGCGCTGTGGCCAAGGAAGCATTTTCGCTGCTGGCGAACGCTGCGAAGCCTGTGGCACAGGTGATGCTGAGCGTGGGAGCCGGGCTGGGGGATTTCCTTGAGACGATCTATAAAGTTGCCACCGGAAGCGGCACCCTGCGGGAGAAGCTGGGCGGCATCAAGACGGCACTGACGAAGCTCCTGAGCCCCGTGGATGCACTGGGCAGCATGCTGAAGAACACGAAGATCGCGCAGTGCATCGACACCTTCCTGAAAAAAGGCGAGGAGAGTACCGGCTTACTGGGCACCTTGTACTCCGTTGGCAGGCGGGCCTTTGACGGACTGAGCGCCGTGATCCGGACCGCAGCAAGCGGAGGCATTGGCATCCTGGGTGCGCTGGGGATGGCGATCTCGACCCTGCTCTCCAAACTGGGTGGCCTTGGTGAGAACGCGGTGCAGGTACTGGGGCTGACAAAGCCGAATCTGGAGGACTTCCAGCAGAATCTCATCGACATGCCGAAGAACCTGAGCAAATCCATGAGCGAGTTTGCTTCCAGCTTCCAGCGCAGCATGAACAAGATCAACGGCTCGGTGGGGGATGCCTTTGCCCCGGTGAAACAGTTCTTTACCGCTGTGAAAGAGGGCTTTGATGCCATCAGCGGGACGGACGTTTACCGGTTTATGAGCCTGATCGACGTGGGACTGCTGGCGTTCAGCATCGGGCAGATGGCAAAAGCCACCAAGAGCCTGAAAACAATGCTGGAGACCCCGCTGACCGGAATGCTCAACTCCATCTCCGGCACCTTCAAGCAGCTGACCAGCGCAATCAAGACCTGGCAGAAGAACGAGAGCACCAAGACCCTGACCGGCATGGCCACCGCGATCCTGATCCTGGCCGGGGCCATGTACGTGATGAGCCGGATCAAACCCGACCGGTTCACGGAGATCGCCATTACGGTCTTTGGCTTCGTGACCCTGCTGACGGTCTCGGCAAAGCTGCTGGAGCCTACCACCAAGCGGTTCACGAAAGCATTTGACAACCTGAAAGCCAGCGCCCTGAACGCGGCGACCCTGTGGGGCACTGCTGCGGCGCTGATCGGACTGGGCATTGCCATTGGCTCCATTACCAAGGGACTTTCCCGGGTCATGGAGGTCCTGCAGAAAGGCGATATTGCAGCAAATGCCGCAGCGCTGGCCGTTGTGACCGTGTCCATCGTTTCTATGATGCTGGCGATGCGTCAGCTCTCTCTGGCGCTTGTGGTGGGCGAGAAGGCCATGAACCACAAAGTGATCCTTTCGACGGCGGTAGAGCTGGTGGCGCTGAGTGGTGCCATCAAGGTGCTTTCCACCGCCCTGAAGCCCCTGAGCGAGATCAAGTTTACCAGCCTGGTAAAAGCCGGTATGGCGGTGGTTTCGCTGGGCGGACTGCTGACCACCATGGCCACGGCTCTGGCTGTGGTGAACAAGGTGATCGGCACGACCGGATTTCAAAATGGAGCCGCGATCGCAGCCATGGCTGGCGGCATCTGGATCGCAGCACAGGCCGTGAGCAGTCTGGCGAATATTCAGCTTGTCCGGCTGGATGCGGCCATGACCAGCATCAAGACCCTGATGCTCCTGATGACCACCATGTCGGCCTTTTCGGCCAAGACGAAGTTCGGCTCCGGCGCGGCCATCCTGGTGATGTCTACTTCCCTTGTTGTGCTGGCAGGAGCCGTGGGGCTGTTTGCCGCGATGGGAGATGCGGCGGTGATCGGGCTGACTGAAGTTGGTGTAGCAATTGCAGCGATCACAGCGGCATCCCGACTGGCCGGAGCAGACGGTGCGGCTTCGATCCTGACCATTTCCAGTGCAATGCTGGTACTGGCAGGAGCCGTGGCGATCTATGCTGCACTGGGCAACGATGCGTGGGTAAGCTTTGCAAAAGTAGCGATCGGCCTTGGTGAGATGATGGCGGCGGTGGCCCTGCTGGCGAGAATGTCCGGCGAAGGCTTACAGGCTGCCTGGGTCATCAGTACCCTTTCCGGTGGCATGATCAAACTGGCGGCGGCCTGCGCTATTTTCAACTTTGTCAAGTGGGGATCCCTGCTCTCCGCAGGCGTTGCACTGAGCGGAATGATCGCTATTCTGCTGGGTGCCGGTGCCCTGAACAGCGTGTTCCCGATGCTCTCGGCCGGGTTGACCGTGCTGGGAACGGCATTTGACAAGTTTGCATCCGGCGCACTGAAGCTGACAGGCGCGATGGCCGTCATCGGCGTTCTTTCCATGTTCGCTGGCCCCATCTGCACCGCCATCATCAACGCTGCACCGGACATTCAGGAAGCATTGATCGCAGTGGTAAAGGTGCTCTGCAATACGATCATCGAGTGTGCGGAACCGATCGCTCTTGCACTTACCGCTCTTGGCACCGCGGCGATCGTTGCCATTGTGAATCTGATCGCGAATCTTTGGGAGATGTGCAAACCGGCACTGGACGATCTGTGGGGTAAGTTTACCGAATGGGCAGGCAAGCATAATCCGTTTGATCCTGAGAATTGGGGCGGACAAGAAAAGGGCATTTCCGAAAAGAATTTTGTTTCTCCGTTCGCAGATATTCTGGACGAGCTGAAGCACGGCGATTCGTTTGGGGCCAGCATTTACCAGATGTTCACAGGCGTTGGCAAAAATGCAAGCGAAGGCGTGGCAAAAGGCCAGCTCGAAGGTAAGAAAGACGCGACGGACGCTTCCGAAGAGGTTGCAAACGCTGTAATCGATACCAGCAAAACGGCCTTCGACACCCATTCTCCGTCCAAGGTCATGGCACAGATCGGCCAATATGTCACATTGGGACTGGCACAAGGTATTGCAGACCCCAGTGCACTGGCACAGGCCAAGGCAAACATGCTGCACGCGGCGACCTCCATCCGGAATGTCTTCACCACCTTCTGGGGCATCCATTCGCCCAGTGACGTTGCAGCCAGCGACGCGGAGAACATCCTTGAGGGTGCGATCCTGGGCATTGGCGACAAGACGAAACAGGACGAGCTGCGGAACAGTTCTTACAATGCGGCGTCTGCTATCAAAGAAGGCATGGCTAAGGCTCTGGATGAGGCCACGGCTCTTGTGCAGACTAAGATAACCGGACTCTATGCGGCCTACAAGGGCGAGACGCTCCATCTGGGCAACCCCGTTTATCAACATGGACTGAAGGGCGCACAGAATGCAGCAAAGCAGGCGGCGCAGGATACTGTACCGATCCCCTCCAACAGCGGCATCAAGAAGCCCGGCAACAAGACTCCCTCTACCGTGGAGGAGATCAAGAATGCTGTGGACAGCACATGGGGCAAGCTGAACCCCTTTGGCGCGCTGACCGACTACTACCAGAACGCCGTGGATGATGCACTGGACGGAGCGGGCGGAGGCACCACCAAGTCCAAAGCCTCCAAGGCCGGCAAGTCGCTGGCAGACACGCTGGCAAGTGCATTCTCCGACAAGCTGAAGGCCAACAAGACCGAGATGTCCAACGCCACCGGCGAATACGCGCTGTGGGAAGTTACGGGCGGCGACACGGCCACAGTGGAAGAGCTTATCACCAAAAAGACCGAGAGCCTGACAAGGGAGATCGAGCTCCAGACCAAACGGGTGGCCATTGCGAAAGAGCAGTACGACACCCTGCTGGCCAAGGTGGGCGCAAACAACAGCAAGACCAAGGACGCTTACGGCACACCCTGCTGAGCGAACAGAAGACCCTTGCGGAGCTTCAGAGGAGCAAACAGGACAGCATCCTGAAGGTCATTCAGGAGCGGTACGAGACCGATGCCAAGACCGCGGAGGACGAATACGAGCTTTGGAGCGCCCTGTACGAGGACAGCGCCGAGGTGACCGAGAAGTCCAACAAGAAGATCGACTACATCAACCGGAAGATCAAGAACCAGGCGGAGATCCTGCTGGCCACCGAGAAGGACTATATCGCCATCAAAAACGAGTTCGGTGAGGCAAGCCAGAAGACCCAGGCGGCCTACCAGCAGTATCTGGAGGCACAGACCGAACAGCAGAAGCTCATCAACGAGCTGAATCAGGCCCAGCTGGATGCCTACGACAGCAAGGTCTCCTACCTGGAAAAGCAGGAGAAGCTGGTGACCAACCGGCAGAACATGCTGGCCAAGCTCTACGGCGACGGCGACCTTGCGGGCCGGGAGGATGCTTACAAGGCTGCGGTGGAACAATACGGAGCCGACAGCGCCCAGGCACGGAAAGCCGCCACCCAGGGCACCATGACCGCCATCATCGGCGTGGGCACGGCACTGGACAGCATGAGCTACAGCCTGAAGAAGGTGACGAACAAGCAGCTGAAGTACGACGAGGCTGTGAAGAAGTTTGGCAAGAACAGCGAGACCGCACTGGATGCACTGGCGGACCTGCAAAGCGAACAGTACAACTTTGTGGGCTTTGCGGAAAATCTGGCGGATGCCTTTGAGCTGGACGACTCCGGCAAGCGGATGATGATGCAGCTGGGCTACTCCATCTCGAAGAACTGGCGGCCCATTCAGGAGGGCTTCAACAGCGTCTGGGCACAGGTGCAGAAGAGCGCCCCGGAAATGGCCTCGAAGCTCAGCAGAGCCTTTGGCGTGGCTACCCAGGACGGCGTGACCGAAGTGATCACCGACCTCTTTGGCACCATTACCGCCCTTGTGAGCGGTGACTGGGGCGGGGCAGTGACCGGCGGCATTACCACCGTGCTGGACTTTATGGGCAGCGAATTTGGCCAGACGATGATGAATCTGGGCAAGACCATGCTGACCTTCAACAAACTGGCCCAGGGCGGCGGTACCTTGAAGGTGATGGGACAGGTGGTCAAGGTGACCGGTGCGACCAAGAACCTTGGCAGCATCCTGGGCAACATGAGCGGCCTGCTGGGCTCTGCCACGGGCGGCACTGGACTGCTGGGAGAAGCACTGGGCGGACTTGGCAGCATCGGCGAGATGATCACCGGCTCCGGCGGCTTACTGGGCGGTCTTGGAGAACTGGGCGGCACTCTGGTGAGCGTGCTGGGCTCCATTGGCCCCGAAGGCTGGCTCATTGGCGCGGCCATTGCGGGCGGCGGACTGCTGATCGCCAACTGGGACAAGATCGGTGATTTCTTCAGCGGGTTCTTTGACTGGCTGGGAAATGCCTTCTCGCACCTGTGGGACTGGATCAGCAACGGCTTCAAAGGTCTGGTGGACGTTGGCGGAAACCTGATCTCCGGCCTGTGGCAGGGCATTACCGGTGCGGCGGGTGCGGTGTGGAACGGCATCTGCGACTTCGGCAGCAGCATCGTGAATGGATTCTGCGACTTCTTTGGCATCCATTCCCCCAGCCGCGTGATGGCGGGCATCGGCGAATACCTGAGCCTGGGTCTGGCGCAGGGCATCACCGACGAGACCGACTCCGTGGTGCAGGGCGTACAGGACGTAAGCGACACTGCCCTTTCCACCATGATGGATCTGGCCCAGCGAGTGGGCGACATTGCCAGCGACGACTTCGAGTATGAACCCAGCATCCAGCCCGTAGTGGACATGAGTGACGTTCAAAATGGAGTGGACTGGCTGAACGACACCCTGTTCCAGAACGGCACGGTAGCCCTGAACGCAGAGCGCACCGCAGGCCTTGCCGCCAACGTGGTGCGCAAAGCCGAGGCGACCAAGGCCCAGCAGGAAGAGGCCAACAAGGCTGACCAGAAGGCAAACCCCAACGCCGACATCGTTTCGAGCGTAGAGGCACTGGGCGAGCACATCGACAGCATTGCCCGGGCCGTGGCCAACATGAAGGTCCAGATGAACGGCCGGAAACTGGTGGGCGAGATCATCAACGACGTGGACGAGGGGCTGGGGAAGATCGCCAGCAGGAGGTAAGAGATGGCAGGAGGCTATATTTACCCCGAGACGGGAGATACCAGGGTTCAGAGCCTGATTGTTTCGGTCAGTCCCTCGTATGAATCCAGTATTCCGGACTGGGGAAGCGAAAGTTTTTCTTTTCAATCCTACGGTTTCATGCCGACGGAGCAGCCTTATATTTCCAAGGCACAGGAGAAAGTGACGACCGTGACCCTGCCCGGGGTCCACGGCAGTCTGATTCAGCCGGTGTTCCTGGATGCGACAAACACACATAAGAATTGGGAGGCCCGCACAGGGTCTCTCGATTTTTATTATCTGCCAAATGGAATAAATCATAGTTTGTGGGATCATGACCTGTATGCCCACTCCGTGTACTATTCTGGGAACAACCTAAGAACGGATGAAAACCACGACCATCCCTGGTGCTTCTTCGGACAATACCATAAAATGCTCCACTTCTTACAGGGACGACGCGCAACAAGCCTATATATCCCGGGAGAAGAGGGTGGTTTTGGAAACATTTCCGTTGGACTTACCTATGCTCCCAATGCCATCCGGATGTGGTGCAGCAAGGTGAAACCGGATCATTCCGGAAGAACGACGGTGACAGTTTCCTACGATATCCAACCCGGATTACCGTATTGTGACCAGAAAGAATATAGCGATTAGGTGTAAAAGATGGACCATTCTATCACGATCAACGGCACAAAAAACACATGGAAAGACTGGCACCTGATCCCCTGTGAGATGCCCGTGGTGGCACCTCCGACAGAGCGGATGATTCTTGTGACGGTGGCGGGCCGGTGCGGAACGGTAGACCTTTCCCACAGTCTGACGGGAAATCCTGTTTTCGAGAACAGGGAGGGAAGCTGGGATTTCTATGTGGAAAACGATAGCTGGCAAAGCTCTAACGAAACGAATTATGACATCATTGTAAGAACATCGGGCCATTACGCGGCGGAACAGATCGCACAATGGCTTGGATTGAATGCCGGGCGGTTCCAAACAGTCGTGTTGGAGGATGACCCGAACTTTACTTACACCGGGCGTGTCTGGGTGGATGAAAAAATCCAGTGGAAGAACGGGCATACGGTGCTGACGCTGAACTACAGCCTCTATCCGTATGCCACCGTTCGCTGGAATGACCTGTGGAAATGGGATGATTTCTGTTTTGAACGGGATATCGCATGGTATCGCCAAGCAGAATTGAAGAATCGCGCCTTAGCCGCAGGAGAGGTGCTGACCCTGCAACTGCCACCCAGCGATGTTCGCTATCCGATCACCGTGCGCACAGAAAGCGGTTCAAGCGTGGAAGTTGTGTTTCTGAAATCGCGAAGATACGACAACTATGCCACGAGCGGCAATCCGGACATTCGCTCAGAGACCAAAACATGGACACTGGGGGCAAACATTTTTCTGCCAGTCAGTGAGACCATCGGGGTGGAATATGACCCGGGTTATACCTACTGGGAGCTGAAGATCACGGCGAAGTCAGCTTCCACAGTGACTGTGACCATTGGTGACCCGCAGTTTTTGTGAGAAAGGAGGAGCGATATGGCGTATAAAGTGTATGCTGGACGGTGCTCCGGTCATGCAACCTGGAAATGGACCGTTAAAAATCTCATCTGGTCGATGGATCAGCCGGAGTATATCATTGCCCCGGAACTGACGCAGGGAAAGGGTGAGATCGGAAGTTTTACCTTTACGGTACCGAAACTTCTACTGGGAGCGAAAGGGGCATCGAACGCTGTCAACCCTTATTATAACAGTTTCATGGAATCGGTGACGGTTGTCGCTATCTATCAGGATGACGTGCTCTATTGGATCGGGTATGTGAACGAGGTCGTTCTGAACTTCGATCTGAGCAAGAGGATTGTTGTGGAAGATGTGATGGGTTTCCTGAAGCGGGATTCTGTCTTTATCCGGCCGCTGACTTATTACGTTACCCTCTCGGATGATGCAGATGCTCAAAAAACGAGTCTATGGATCAACGCTCATCTCACAAATATGTACTGGGATGACAACGATGCTCCTCTGAGGGCACCCTATTTCAATTGGGGCACGGTCAATGTCCAGCGAAATGTCCAGAAGGACTTCTCGAAGGATGGCACCGATGTCTCGATCTGCTGGGATGCCATCAACAGCCGCTGGCTGGATGAGTATGACGGATATTTCAGGGCACGATATGTGGAATCAAACAACGAGATCACGTTCTATCTGGATTACACGACCGATATCTCCGAGACGACCAAGCAGACCGTGGCGTACGGCGTGAACATGCTTGACCTCGAGTATACCAGCCGCATCCCGGATGACTTTGTGAATGTGGTATACAGCGACCGGCTGAGCACCACGACCAAGGGCTGGTGGATCTTTGCGACCAGCAGCACGAACTACATTTCGGGCAATGCCGTGGACGAAGCTTCGGTCAAGAAATACGGCGTATACGCCCGGCGTATTGTCGATGACACTGCAACGACCGATGCTGCATTGGATGAGGTCTGTAAGAAAGCGCTTGCTACTTACAAGCAGACCATCGAGAAGACCGTTCAGGTGGAAGCGTTTGATCTGTGTGACGCGGGACAGGCAACGGACCGGCTGGGCTTCCTAAAAAAGACACATATCATCGCAAAGCCGCATGGCATTGACGAGTGGATGGTGTGCACGAAGGAAGTGCTCCCGCTTGACAAGCCTGACCAGAAAAAGTTTACCTTTGGTCGGCCTCCGGAAAAGCTGACCAAACAGCAGAACAAAACGACGACATCGACCCAGCAGACGAAAACCAACGTAGAGGGCCTGATTCGCCATGCACAGGGCTGAACCGAATAACACTGTGCGAAATTTCAAAATGGAGTGTCCCATAACAGAGGGAAGGTGCGAGAAATATCAATGGCAACTTTAGACTACGATAAGATCATAAACGGCATCCGGAAAGCACTGTATGGCTACGAAGTGCGGGAGTATCTGGCCCAGAGCATGGAATGGACAAAAGCGTTTGTGACCCAGAGCGTGGAGCAGATCAAGAACTACCTCCGTCAGGCCGAAGCGGCACGGGATGCGGCAAAGGCAAGCGCGGACAAATCGGCTGCCAGTGCCACGGATTCTGCCAATTCGGCGGCGGCATCGAAGAAGAGCGCGTATGCTTCAGCGGCGAGCGCAAATGCCAGTGCGAACAGTGCCACGAAATCGGCAGGATACGCAACAGCTTCCGCAAACAGTGCCAATGAATCAGCAGGGCATGCAAGTGATTCTGCGGCAAGTGCGGCAGCTTCCGAGGCGAGCGCCAAGAATTCTGCCAATGCAGCCATGAAGGCATTGCAGGAGGCGGCGGATTCGGGCGCATTCAAGGGAGATAAGGGGGACACAGGGCCGCAGGGGCCATCTGGTACCATCATCCGGGCCTACGATATCACCCTCGCTACCAACAGCTGGAGATCCACGACCGATTCCGATGCAAGAAGCGCCGGGTGGACGTACCAATCCAGCGCAGCCGTGAGTGGCTGTACCGATGCCTTGGAGCCGAGTGCGACGATCAAGCCCGAAAGTGCTTCTGCGGCAACATCGGCAGGGTTTGGCAGCATGTGCCGAAGTGGCGCAGGATATACTCGCTTCTATTCAAAAGCAGTACCCTCAAGCGCAATTAACTTGAGGTTGCTTTTGATGGAACGCGTGCCGACTTAAGGGGGAATTAAAAAATGGCAGTAGGTCCTGTTGGACTTTCCAGCAAAAGCTGGGTTCCTCCTGTCGGCTTTATCATGTCTACGGGCAGTCCAACCAGTCCAGCTGCCCAGTATGCCAATACCAGTTGGACCCAGATCAAAAACTATTTTATCATTGGAGCAGGCGGAAACTATTCACTTGGGAGCACTGGTGGTTCGACATCACATACATTGACTGTTGCTGAAATGCCAGCACACAGTCACAGCGGCAGTATCACGGCGGTCGGGAATCATACGCATACGTTGACCGCTTATACGGGGTCTGGCTCATATTTGGGATATCGAGATGATAATTCACCATATTATATCGGCGAGCGGACCTATACCACTTCCACCGCTGGTGCACATACCCATACGGTATCCGTAGGCTATTCTGGCGGAGGTTCCAGTTTTAGTATCCTAAATCCTTATGTTGGAAAGTATGTTTGGAGGAGGATTTCTTAAATGGCGTTAGGCATCGTAAAAGGATTTTTACAGGAAGAGTCTGTTCCTCCAGTTGGTTTTGTCTGGAAAAGTAATAGTTCTGTAAGCCCTGCCTCTATGTTTGCCAATACTACCTGGAGCCAGATCAAAGACCGAGCAATCATTGCCGCTGGCGGAAGTTACGGGAATGGATCGACTGGGGGCCGTTCTTCCGTGACGCTATCAGTGAATAATTTACCAAGTCATACGCATTCAGGAAGTACGTCAAGTGCTGGTGGGCATACTCATACGGCAACAGTTTCAGTTTCAAACGGCTATATGGGAACAATGGGTGGCGTACAGGGATTTAGTGTAACAACAGTCACTACATCCAGTGCTGGAGGCCATTCTCACAGCGTCAGCCTGAGTAATGCTGGCAGTGGCGGAAGTTTCAGTATTTTGAACCCATATATCGTCCGTTATATGTGGGAACGAATCGGTTGAGGAGGAATTTTATATGACTGGTGCAGTCGTAGGGCTTACAACATCTGAATGGATTCCTCCGGTGGACTTTGTAATGGAGATGGCTGTATCAACAAGCCCGGCAGCGATTTATGCCGGAACTACATGGACACAGCTGAAAAACTGCATTATTTTCGCCGCAGGGGGCAGCTTCAGAGCGGGGACTTCAGGAGGAAGCACGAGTGTAACCTTGACAACAGCACATCTGCCGAGTCACGGTCATACCATCAGTACCGGAAGCGCTGGTTCGCACACGCATACTATCACGGGTAATAGCAGCAGCGGCAGCTTTGACTCTTCATGGACCGGTATTGACTGTGGAGCTACGAGTGTGACAACCTCCAGCGCAGGCGGGCACAACCACACCCTGTATATTGGCAGTACGGGCGGCGGAAGTTCTTTTAGTATTATGAATCCATATTATGCAGCTAATATTTGGCAGAGAGTGGGGTGATAACATGAAAATCGTAGACGAAAACGGCGTAGAATTGACCGGCGAACCCGACCTGGCACTGGGACGGCTGGTGGATGACACGGAGATCGTGCACCACGACGCGATTGCTGGAGTTCAGCAGGTCAGCCATTACGTCCCCATCGAATATCTTGCCAATGGCAGCACCATCGTAGAAGAGGTTATCGATGTTCCCGGTGTTGAACCGAAGCCCGCCTGGGATGAGACAGTGCCGATCCAGCGGTATATCAAGTACACGCAGGACGAACTGGACGAACAGGCTCGGCAGCAGGAGCATGAAACCAAGATGGCGCAGATGCCGGAAACAGTGGAGCAACTCAAGGCAGAAAACGAGGACCTGCGGAAATCCTTCACTAAGATGGAGAGCGCTCAGAACGACACCGACAGCCTGATGGTAGACCAGGAGTACCGGTTGACCCTGCTGGAGCTGGGGGTCAGCCCGGAGACATAAGAGTCGGGCCAGCCCATTTGTATCGTTTCGCTTATTGGCCCACTGAAAAGGAATGCTGATGAGCGATTTTTTGCATTAAGATGGCTCATGCAGAACGTGAGCAGAAAGGAATCAAAATGGAACTCTACAACACCTGTGCACGCCTGATCGAACGCGGCAAGACCAACGGGATGCAGAAGAAGCTGGATATCTTCTTTGCCAACGACCGCCTGACCGAAGAGGAGTACGAGAAGCTGTGCACCCAGCTGGCTGAGAAACTGAAGGAGCAGGGGAATGCTTGATATCATCGACGTTTCCCGCTGGCAGGGAACCATTGACTGGAAAAAAGTCAAGGCCAGCGGAAAAGTAGGTGGCGTGATGATCCGCGCAGTTTCCACCAAGAGCGGGCAGCTCTACGTCGATCCGTGCTTTGAAGCGAACTATGCCGGGGCCAAATCTGTAGGTTTGCCGGTTGGCGTATATGCTTACACCGTTGCGGTAACGGAAGGCATGGCAAAGAAGGAGCTGAACCTGCTCAAGACCTGCCTGGAAGGAAAGAGCTTTGAGCTGCCCATTGCTATGGACGTGGAGGACCCCCGTCTGAAAAGTCTGCCCGCAGCTGAGTTGACGAAACTTGTCAAAATGGAGCTCAGGGAGATTGAAAAGTGGGGGCTGTACGCGATCCTGTACACCTACTCGAACTTTGCCGACTACAACCTGAACATGTGGCAGCTGAACGGCTTTGACCTATGGCTGGCGGACTACCGGAACAAGCGGCCGACCCGCAAGCACGGTATGTGGCAGTACAGCTCCAAGGGCAATGTGGCTGGTGTGAGCGGCGTGGTGGACATGAACCATGTCTACAAGGATTACCCGAGTATCATTGCAAAAGCGGGTCTGACAAGCGTGAAGGGAGCGTGAACCCCACGGAAAGCTTTATCGTGACCCATTTCAACGAGGTGGTCTCCCTGATCATCGCGGCAGCCATGGGATGGGCGGGGAAGACGCTCTACGCCACCATCCAGGAGCAGAAGGCACTGAAAAAAGCGGTGAAGGCTCTGCTCCACGACAGACTCTATCAGAGCTGCCGGTACTACATCCAGCAAGGGTACGTTGACTCGGAAGGGCTGACCAACGTGGGGCTTGTATACGAGGCGTACCATGAACTGAAGGGCAACGGCACCGGCACGAACCTATACGAGCGGATGAAGGCACTGCCGCTGCGGGAAGATCACATAGTCTGAACAGGAGGATTTCAAAATGGAGAAATACACAAACGCAAGTGCCGCGACCTGGGCGAGAACCATCTGCCTGATCGTGGCACTGCTGAACAGTCTGCTGGCTGCATTCAACAAGAGCCCGCTGCCCATCGACAACGAGCAGCTCCAGCAACTGGTCAGCACCCTTATCACCGTTGTGGTGGCTATTATCAACTGGTGGAAGAACAACTCCTTCACCAAGGAGGCCATCGAGGCAGACGAACTGTTTGCACGGCTGAGGGCGGAAAGCAACGCCAGGAAGTAATCAAAATGGAGGAAAAGTCTATGGAAAAATATGGTGCCGCTGGGCATTGATATTTTCATGGACTTTTCTTTTTTGAGTTGTCGGATTTGAGCGATTTGTCGATGGATATATACCCTGGCATCTGGTATAATAAGGGCACGATAAACAACTTGCGCCTACACCTGTGAAGAACGGAGAATACCTCACAACAATTAGGTAAATTTCCTATCCTAAAAACGGTACCACCGCCAGCCGCGTGGAGCGCGCCATCCGCCACGCCATCGAGGTGGCGTGGGACCGGGGCGATGTGGATACCCTCA